TTCTTCAAAAGCTCTGTCAGATGTTTCAGTTACGTAAATCTCCGCATGTTGATTTTCGTATCTGTTATACTCAAGTCCAAATAGTGCATTTAGACCTGGCTCTAGTTCTTTAACTAGTTGTGCTCGTGATATTGCCATAATCTTATACTCCTATTATAGACCTGTTCCACCTTGACGGTAGAAGTGATTGTTGATTCTTACAAGAATATTAGCATTTGAAGTCGAAAGATCATCATTTTCAGGATCTTGCGATATATCAATTGCTTGTACTGCAAATGTGCCAGCTGTTCCACTGACTCCTACATCTAGCATTACTTCTGATATTCCTGTTGTTGTATTACCAGTATCCGTAGTAAGCGAATAGTTTCTGAATAGATCCGCTTGTGCAAAAACCGCATCAGCGTTCATTAAAAACACAGCATCTGGATCATCAACCACAAAGGCAGTAATATCGCCTTGAGATGGTGTGATTCCACCAGGATAACTATTTCTGAACGTAGGTTTTCCAGTTGTTGGATCATTATAAAAACATCCGTTAAATACACCCACCACAGCATAAGATGTATTTCCTGCAGCTCTAGTTATAAAACCAGTTGTTAATGGTCTAACTAAATCGCCTTGGAAAATAGCAGTTGCGTCTCCGTTTGCTATCTTATATCTGTTTTGAGCTCCTACTAATGGTGTACCGTCTAGTTTTCTGTAAGGTCTAAGACCAAACTTTTCTAGTTGATTTGCCATAGTTATTTTCTCCTTTAACAGTTTATTTTAATAACCCAGCAGCAATTACAAAAAAATTATTTTTTGCGACTACCACCAAAGGTCACTCTTGACTGCCTATCAATATTGATTGGCATGTCTGGGTGCTGTTCCTTCATAAGATCATTGTCCACAGCGTTCATTCTGTCTTGAGTAATTTTATCAAAATACTCAGCACGTGAGACTAAAATCTCTTCTGGTATCCTTGCCAGCACAAGGCCTCCAATTCCTATACACCCCTCGTATCTTCCTTCGGTATAGAAAGGGTAATTGTTTTGACCAATCTCTTCTTTTATTTGATCAGCTTTAACAAATTCCCAACCCTCCCTCAATTTTTTAGATACATTAGCTGTATCTTCAAAACCTTGAACGTTAGTACGAATCCATCTATGACTGTACCCGTTCGGTGCAGGTGGTGCATCCAAACTGGATGGTGGAGTCCAGGTTTTTTTAGCTTCTTTTGAAGCTTTGTTTTCTGACTCCCGTGAAGTTCTCTTAATTGTACTCATAACTATTTATCCTCCTTCACGTATCTAGCATATTCCTCTAGTGGCACATTTAATCTTTTAGCAATTGCTACCTGTGATTTTGTGAGTTTCACAGTTCTGCGTCCTTGTTGACTACGACCAGCCGAAGCAACTGTTTGGACGGGTTTAGATGCTTCTTTTTTAGGCTCGTCTTTAGTAGCATCAAAACTATCAGGAAAATATTTCCTTAGTCTTGAATTTACTTCATTATAATACTCATCACTATCTACTTCAATACCCTCTTGTGAAATATTGTTGTGAATTGTGATAGCAGCATTAGTCATGACTTCATCAGTTCCAAACCAAGAGTTCTCCTCGGCCCACTTCTTAGCTTTTGGAGTAATTTGTGGCATAGAATCTGATGTTCCGCTGTTTGAGGTATCAGCTTGTACGTTTTTTTGTTGTTTATTTTCTTCCGCAAGTTTCTTTTTTTCTTCTCGATTTGTTATCTCTAATCTAGCTTTTTCTTTTTCTACAGCTAATTGAGTTAACTTATCATTTGCCTCCATCATTTTAGAAGCATCTTGTTTTTCGATTGCTTGTTGAAGAGCTATTTTGACCTGTTCTCTCTGAGCATCTACCCTTGCATCTAATTCTTTTAGATACTGATCATCAGTAGAATTCAACTTTTTAAGATTAGTGTCAAATTTCTTTTGTATACCTTGAGCATATTCAAGAGCTGCTTTTTCTCTTCTTTCAGCTTCTTTTTTTTGAAAAACAAGTTTATCAATTCTTTTTTGATAATCTCTTCTTGAATCACTCAGGTTTGGTTTTTCTTCTGATTTAGGTTCGACCTTTTTTTCAACAACCTCCTCCTTAACTTCTTCGGTTATCTCTATTTCTGGTTTTTCCTTTTTTTCATCAGAAGGTTTTTCATGACCTGTATAACCTAGGTCAACTTCTCCAACATTTAAGTTGGGTTCTTTTTCTTTTTTTTCATCTTCCTTGATCTCAACATTTTCTTCCTTTACATCATCAGTATCCAATTCAACTTCTTTTTCTTTGGCTAATAGAGCTTCTGCACTATAGTCTTTTACTTCTGCCATGTTTATCCTCCTTTAAAATAAATGGAGAATATCTTCTGGCTTTCCTATAGTTCCTATTATTTCGTCATCATTGAGTATACGGTGTTCACCATATTTAGTTTGAAATCTATTTCCAGAGTATCTGCCATAAATAACAAATTCTCCTTCTTTACACCATGCACCATTCGGAAATTTTTCTTTATCTTCATAACAAAGGTCACCTAATTTTACGACTAAACCTACGACAGTTGTCATTTGTATTTTGTCTTGAGTTTCATCTGCTAATAATAGACCACCTTTAGTTTTAGCTTTGCCAGACCAAGGTCTAACAAGCATTCTGTATCCGACTGGATTAGGTATGATTTCAAGATATTCTTTGATGCCTTTTGGATCTGTTGGAATTTGTGATTTAACCTCTTCTTCTTTTTTTGGGTCTTTGCCAAAGTCAGTAAGTTTAGGTTTTATCAATTGTACCATCGTTATCCTCCTTATGCAGGTTTATAATATCCTGAAGCAGCGTTTCTAATCCGCTGAGTCTACCCCTAGCATACATCAGTTGAGATTCTGTTTCAACCCCATAACATATATGGTCTTTCACATCTTCTATTTGTTTGTTAATTTTGGTTCTTATCGCTTCTACTGTATAATGATCTAACATTAAATTCTCTTAAGTGATATTTTATTTTTACCTTGTTTTAGTAGCATAAATCCATATTGATTCACTATTATATTTAATATTGTTTGCATATCATATTTTGGGTAATCATCATAAATAAAAATGCTACCACTATGTGATCTTTCTGCAAAAAAAATGGATTCTTTCATTATGTCTATTGTTCTATGTGGTCCATCAAAATGAACCAAATCATATATATTCCTTAATTCTTTTTTATTCCTGTAAATTGGAACACCATCCTCAAATCTTTTCATAAACTCATCATCTCCCATTTGAAATAATGTAAAATGGGCATAATCTAAATCTTTCAATAATTCTCGTTTCATCTCATTTGTGTAATCTGCAGTGCAAGATTTAACCGTATCGTAATGTGGGTAACTTATATTACCATAGGGATCTATACCGATATGCCAATGTTTTTTGAATACAAGTGTATCTAAAATTATTTTAGAGCTTTTGCCTTTTCTAACCCCTATCTCAGCAGTGAAAAAATCGTCTCCTTCTAAAGAATTACAAGCTTCTTTAATAATTTCATATTCCATGCTGTCGCCCTGGATCATAATTTAAAAGGTTGTAATGCCTTAATTTTTTCCTCTGCATCTATTATGATTTGTAATTGTTTATCTATTTCCTCTAGATGTTGTGGATGTTCTCCAATACCAACAGAATAGTTTAAGTATATTTTTATCGTTGCATCGGCTGAAGAAATTTGTGCATTGTATTTCTCCTCCAATGCGTCTATCAAAACCATCTTTAGATCCATATGGAATCTATATATTATTTGGATTTATTGTAAATATTTATTTTTTACCGTTCCTGAAAATCTGAGTTCCCTTTATGCCATATATGCTGGCTACGACAAGGATCCAAAGATTTGTGAACCAGCTCGGCAGCTGTGAGAACATCTCGAAGAATAATTTTACCTTGTCCATCGCAGTCGGATCATCCGACACGACCGCCCAGGCAAGAATAGCCACCGGCAAACTGAGAATTATGAGAACTGCCTCGTCCTTCCAGTCCGACTGTCGGGCCTCTAATAGTTTTCCCTGATATTGTTCCTCACCTCGTGCTTGTCTCTCAGCATGTAATAATTGTGCTTCAGACATTGCCATCTTGGCTTTTTGTCTGTTGGCATAAATTTTAGATCCAGCTTGTGCTGCTAATTTAATTGCTGATAACCACATTACTTATATCCTCCTTTTTTCATTTTTATGGGAGGGACTTGTGGGTTTGGACCTCTCTTAGGGGGTGGCCCATAACTTACCCCACCTGATAAACCTCCAACTCTGTACGCAATAAAGTTAAAAAAATTATCTTTAGGTTTTATTAGATTTTTGTCAATAGGTTTTGTGGCTTGTATTGGTTGGACTTTTGGTTTTACGATTCTTTGTTGGCCATCACCACCGCCTCCCCCAACAACAGTTTTAGTTTTTTTCTTTTTACCATATCCTAAATTTGATCCTGTATCTAACATGACCTGGGTGATATTTTTTGAAAAAGGTACACCAGCATACATCAGACCATATCTCAAAGCTTGACCACCAAACGTTGTGCTAGGACTTATAGCAGCTATAGTTTTTTTTCTTTGTTTTGTTAAATCTTGTGTGCCTGTTGGTGAGATCCTTTCTCCTTTAGGTTTAGAAGTAGCAAATTGTTGAGAGGGATCTCTTCCTCGATCATATTGTGCCTCTGCTGCATAACCAGTTCTAGCTTTTTTAACTTTTTTTAATTTACCTGAATTTTCCATGGCATAAAAAACCTCTTCACCTTTTTTCTTACCATATTGTTTCTTCATGGATGCCATGATTTTTTTTCCTTTTTTATTTAATGGCATTATACTTTTCTCCTAGCTCTTATTGATTCTTTGCCTCTTCTAAAAATAGAAGCTACTTCTGTTTTACCCATAACTTTTGCTCTCTGCTCCCCAACTGTTAATATCTGTATCTTCCTCGCAAACGGTTTAGATATCTTTTTAACTTTTGTAACTGTTTTACGAGCATCAGTAGGAGTCGCAAACTTAATTTTAACAGTATCTCTAGGATTCTCATCTGTGTATAATCTCCTACCTGTACCTTTAGGTTTTTTGCCAGTGCCTACCTTAGGATCTGCCATGATACTTTTCTCTCCAATAATTTTTTCTTTCGAGTTTTCTTACTCTTAGATCTAGCTCATCATATTTTAAAATTTTTTGTAATAACTTTATAATAAAATCCATTATTTAACCTTCTTCCTTGCTATTTCTAATTTTTCATCTGCGATCCTAATTCTCTCTGCAGCTTGATCCTCATTATTTTCTAATTTCATTTTTTCTATATCTAATTTCTCTTCTACCTCATTCATTCGTATATCGTTAGACATCATATCTTGTTCAGATTTTCTTTGTAAGTCTAAAGCTTTGATATCAAGTTCTCTTTGTTTTAGGGTTACTAAAGGATCTTGTTTTTGACCCATAGCTTCACTTTGTGCTAATTCCATGGTTAATGTAGCTATTCTTTGAGCCACCATTGCATTAATTTGTATTTGCGCACCCTGTGGATCAGAGGCTAACATAGCAGTCATATTAGGATCATTTGCTATTGTTGCACCGACTTCACCTTGTGCCTTTAAGGAAACATGCTCGGATATATGCGCTTGTAATGCAGTGTAGACCTGTGGGTTTATTTGCACCATTCTAGTTGACATAAATGCTCTGTGAGCATTGATATGTGCATCATGATCCTGTTCAGGAAAAGCTTTTAATGGTTTCATGGCTAAAACATCCATATTCTCGGTAGCTGGATCTTTTGGAACAGGTCTTTCTAATGGTTTTAGTATTTGATCTATATCTTGGGTCCCCAAAGCTTCATATACTCTCCGATAAGCCTCTCTAAGGTTATGCATCATGGGATTCGACATAGCAATCTTTAAATTTTCGTTTGCTAAAGTAACTCTTTGTGTCATGCTCATGATATTTGGGTCTGCTACAGGTATTACATCCACCCTATTATCAAAATCTGTCTGTTTTACTGCTTGATCGGCACCATAAACTGAATATGGGTAGATTGGTGGTAGATATTCAGCGAAAACTTTCGATAAAAGTCTGAATTCTCTTCTCATTGAGTAGTAACATCTCTTATGTATAGCACTCATGACCCTCGAACCTCGTTCCATTAACGAAACAGTAGTGCCAACAGCTCTATTTTGCATGTCATTACCTACAT